ATTCCTGACCTGCTGTCAGACCAGTGATCTCAGGCGCAATGTCTTGATAGATGATCGGGGTAGCACTCAACCCAGCGTTGATAGAGCTTCTCCAGAACATTCGAATATTCTGATTGTTCGCTAAAGGAGCACCAGCAACATCATGATTAACTACGGGAATTTCCCAGACATCACCGACCAAAGTAGCTAGCCCGATTACATCGTAGGATTCATGATTCGTTATATCATCTGTATCGTGGAAATTAACCCAGTCACCGTCTCCCATGTATTGGAAGAATAGTGATAAATCTTCCGCATCTAAATCTTGCTTATTCACATACAAGATGGTAGCTAATGTTGGATCAGCATTATCTCGTGATACTCGACCCAAAGCCGGAGTTGCGTCAGGAGGAAGAGTCACACGATACGCAAATTCGATTATGCCCAGTGAAGATGTACCTTTACGATTCACCCATAAACCTGATGCTGAGTCATACATCAATGCGTCTAGATTAGTCGGAGTAGTTATCACTACATCCTGATGGTCTGTCAGATCATGTATGAATGGGTCTGTATTTTCCTTCGCCTTCTTAGCCCAGTGGTAGGCTGAGAACTCACCACCAGCGACTGCTACATCCTCAGGGTTATTGGCCCACTTGTAAGCTAGATTAGCCCAAGCCTCTGCTTCAGCTACTACATCTTCGAGAACGGATAAGTCAAGATAGATACTCCAATAACCTGCGGCCATGTCTGATTCAAAAGAAGCAGAGGAAGTATGGGTAACGGTACAGAAGTAATAGCTACTAGATGAGTCAGGATATTGAACAAGCTCACCTAAGGTGTAGTCTGTTTCAATCTGCCACACACCCCGGAGAGGGGAAGCTGAAGCAGCGAGAATGATACTTAACGACATATCTTGAACCAGCATCGTAAGCTTATCAAAAGCTCGTTCAATAGCTTCCACATCCAGTGGATCGTTATTAAACAGATCAGTCAGCTGATCAGATTCAGTATTACGAATTATGTCAAGGTACCCATCAGGTCCGTCCCATATAACTTGTATACTACCTCCATCAGAGTTTTCTAAGATGTTGACCGTATAGTCTGTTAAGTGTTCTAGAATCGTCTTGATTCCCGTGACATCGGTATGCCTTACGAGGAGCTCATCTGTTTCTAAAAGTCTAAAGTGAAAGTCGAATGTAGCTGGGTCTACGTATACGTACCTGATATATGATTCTTGGGTATTGATAGTCATGTCTTATCTTTCTCCTAATGGTCGACCGACCGTTGATTGATTCTGAAGTGCGAGAGCCTCTACGGCTTTTCGGTGTTGCTCTTGCAATGCTTCATTCTCAGCGAAAAGAGCCTCACTAGTAGCTTTGTTAATGTTAGTTACCATGTTTGAGATACGAGCACGCTTATCATTATCAGACATTTTAACACGCCAATCCTTACTACTCATTGTTCCTTTAAACCAGGATTTTAGATCATTTCGACCTTTCGGTCCATATGCTCTGATCTTGCCATATCGGTGCTTCTGCTTAGCAGTCAGATGAAGAGGAATCCCGTTTGGTCCCGTAATCGTTGAAGGCAACTTCGTGGGTAAACCTATACCCAGTGCTTCGATTTCGTGATCTATTTCATCTTGTGGTGTTGCTTGGTCGTAGAAGTCTGAGAGAAACTCAATACCCACTGATCTGTTTCTGATACGATCCGGTCCCCAGAATAAAACATCAGCCGGTAAATGACCAGAGTGACCAGGAACATTCGACAGAGTTTTCTCGATAAAATCATTCGAGAGTCTGAAAGTATCATCAAAGTAAGTTTGATTGATTTGCTTAGCAAAGCTACCGACCGCTAGAGTGCTAGCTATCCTAGCCATTTCTTTCTCGACTACATCTGCACCGCCAGCATTCTCGACTGAGAGTAATCTCACTACGGTCGAAAGCGCCTGTAACATATAGTTATCAGTTACTGTGTGGATGAACGGAGCTGTTGCTGCATAAAGCAATTCTCTTGAGATAGGATTCTCTTTGCCTGTTTTGGGATCAGTTGTTTCTATACCAGTGATCGCATCACGATAGTTGACTAGGACACCGAGGGCAAAGCGGAGAGGTTCATACTTACCATATTCAAAATAGCGCAGAGAGCCGTCCTCATTCTCGCCAGTAATTATACTATAAGGGGGAACTTTCTGTTGACGCAACCAGCGACCGTTTGGTGAAGTAGGATTTATATGTCCTACTATTTTATCATCCAGCATCCCAACGATCACACCCGGGATCACAGTTCCCATAGCTATCTTTGCTCTGGCCAAGTGAGTTGATTTAAGTGCAGGATCACCTGTGGCCTTCGCAATCAAAGCGGCATCACCAAAAGCAGAACTCTTGATACCTGTCTTGGTCATGTTTGTCATTGCTTTGTAAAATGGTACTTGCAACTTCATGAAAGGCACAGCATTAATTACGGTTTGACCAGCGCGAGCAACACCGCCTAAATCCTCAGTGAAGGTCTTTTGCTTCGCTATACGAGAAGCTTCATCCACCATATCATCGGTAGGGTTATCATTGAAATGCTTAGCGAAGGCTCTTCTCGCCGCTGGGTCTTGAGTTGCAGCTCTGGCTTTTTCAAATGCTTGAGAACTGATACTTCCACGATAGATGGATAGTTTAAATGCTCGATCTGTACCCTGGATCGTGGCACCAGGAATTCGAACTGCCTTACCGAAGATATCAGCTACCAGACCTAAAGGACCTTGTAAGCCCCATTCATCTGCTGAGATAGCGAACTTCATTCTCTGCATCGAGATATCAGTCGTATTTAATAAGTCTAAAGGTATGCCTTCGGAATCCCAGCTCTTTTGTTTGAATAACAAAAGCATAGCATCTTTCATACCGCTTACGTTACCTTGTAGCTCTGTTCCCGCTGAACCAAATTGAGTCCAAGCTTCGCGAGCTTTACCCGAAGAAAGATAACTCATGCCAGTGATTACTTTGTGCATAGGTTCACCGAGCATGAAAGCACCGGTTGATTTGATATTCGTTGTCTGTGTACCGATACCAGCTAAGAGAGCATTGGTATACTTCTCAAAAACGGAACCAGTAATCTTACGAAACAGCGAACTCTCGATTGCACGAGTACGAGCCAGAGGATCAGTGACTTTAGAAATAAAGCGCATCAACGAATTGTATTCCCCAGGATCATCTTTCAAAACTCTATCAATGCTTCGATTCACATGACGATCGGAACCAGCGATCTGCATCTGATGCTGTAGCTCTTTAACTCGTACAGCCGCAGTTTCACCTTTCATTTGTTGTGTCTGCAATAAGCGAGAAGCACGGTTGCCTTTGCCCGTTAGCATCTCAGTGATCGCCATCGTGGTTGTGAGCATCTTATCGTAAAGGACTGTCTCCACTCCGCCACCAGCACCTGTTCGTATGACCTTAGCCGTATGATGCATAGAGTCACCGAGAGACAAGAGGAGTGTGCGATAAGCAACTATGTCCTCTAAAGGTAATTTCATAACAGGATCAATTTTCAAACCAGTTAAGTCTGACAGCTTCTTTACCTGATCTGAATACATAGCGGCATACTCAGGCGTACCTGGTATGAACTTAGATGTTTCAGATTTGACCATCTGGCCAATTTCTTGAGCGAGCTGATGTATGTCCCCTTTGTTATTGACACGGGAATAGTTAACTTTAATATCGAGAATCGAATCGTTAGTCTCAAGCATGTTCAAGACAGCTGATTGTGACTGACTCTGATCAACTCTATTCCTAAAGGAGAAGGAGAAACGATCTTGCTTGGGTGTACCGAGAAGGTCGTCGCCCTTCTCCATCAACCCTTCTAGAGCTACTCGATTAGCATTGATTTCGTCATAGACAACGGCCTTCTTGACATTCTCATTAGAATCCAGAGTTTTAGTTATCTGAGCGAGAGCATCGTCTTTGATTTTTGTTTGCTCTTCGACAAACTTTATATAGGCAGGGTCACCTGTTCCGCCTGATGTTATAGCGAATTTCTTAGCTCTCGTAATCTTTTCCTGAGCTTCCTCAGCATCTTTGCCTAGTGCCTTAAGGAAAGCTACTTCCTCATCTGGAATACCAGCGGACTCAGCTATGTCGTCGATGCCTTCGCTGATCACACTGCCAGTTTCTTCTCCCGGAACTCCCGGAGTGTCTTTCTTAAATACTCTTCTTAAACCTTTTTGAACTAGCTTAGCTAACATGAAAGGCGCAGCAGGACCTATTACATCAAGTGCAATAGCGCCAGCTACTTTTTTACCCGGAGAAGTATCTGGGTAATATTTCTCCATGATAGTATCACCATGAGAAATAGGATCATCACCATACTCATAGTTATAGCGATCGGTAATAGATTGACCCACTGCTTTCATGCTTGTCTCGATCTGCTCTAAAGGCAGAGAGTTAGGGTCTTGTTCGGCAGCGATCGCAGCTAAGTACAGATCAGAAACAACAGAGGCTTTTTCTCCGATGTAAGTAAAACGATCCATAGCTACACCGTCTCGTGTAGTTCCCGTCAAAGCTCGTTTACCACCTTCCACCATGTCCATGTACCAGGGCATAGGGTCCTCTTTATAGAAGTCAGCTTCCACTGATGCGAAAGCAACCTCAGCCGGGAATTCCCAGAGCGGAGAAGTCAGATCAAGAATCTCTGCACCAACTGCATCGACTCCATGAAACCAACTTTCAGTTTTATTTTTGATAGAGTTATAGAAAGAAACCTGTTCATCACTCTTAGCTTCGGTAGACTCAGGTTCTTGCGAAGTCGGTGGAACTAGTGTAAAGTCACCTTTTTCATCATAGACTGGAACCAATGCTTCGCGACTTGGGATAACATCCACTGGTAGCTGCGGTAGATCAGAGTTATCTCCGGGAGGCAATAAATCGGAGTTGTCTTCCGTATAGTCGATAGGCCTTGGTGCATCGTTATCACTAGCAAAACGTGTGATGCCATCTGAAGGTGGTAATAGATCAGAGTTATCTTCAACAGTGATATCTGGACCGACGGCTTCATAGGAAACCGCACGATTGTAGCCTTCACTCTGACCAGCAGAATGCTCGTCAAGATAATTGTCAGGGATACCTGTTATACTTGGGATAGGATTTTCCATAATTAGTTGTTACGTTTATCAATGATTGCTTGCAATTCAATTTCTTCAATCAGAGCCATACGAGCTCCGTTGTATTGAATTCGACGTTTGAAGTATTCTTCGCGATTGATTGCGTCAGGGCCTGTGCTATTGGCCAATGTACCTAGACTGAGGAGGAGAGTATCGAAGTCTTCCACTTTGGATGGTCTCGGTACACCACCCTTCAAAATTAAAGGTATGTTTTCCCAGTCTTTCACGATAGGATTCGGGATAATTTTTAGAGCTTTTGAGAGAGCTTCATAATGACCTAAGTTGTCAGAATACCGATACTCTGAATAGTAACGATTAACTTCTTTTTCGAGTCCTGTAGCGTCACCGAAGCTGTAAGCAGATTTACTAATAACTCTCGCATTGATAACATCGGAAGCTTCAGAAAAGTCTCTTTCAAAGTTCTCCGAATTTCTTGCATCCCAAACTTTCTGAAGTACAATATCACCATCACGATTAATACCTGGAACACTATTCCAGAACTTAGTCATATCTTTACCTTCTTCGTCAACACCGCCTCGCAGCAGATATAAACGAAGTTGACCAATTGTATCTGCGAGCAAATCAGGATCGGTAGTTTCATCGAGACGACCACTATCTAATTTCTCTAAGTTATTAGCTTGTACAGGATTCAGATTACCTTTAGCCGCTTCCTCGAAATAGAAGCCTGGAGGCTTAGGACCCATAGTGAGACGATCTATTCGGAACTGATTATTGTTAGCATTATGCTTAATTTCATCTGCTCGTTTTTTCAACTTGAATTGATATTCTCTAATTCTGTACTCTGTATTCTGAGCCTCTTGACCCCACTGTTGAAGTGAAGCTTCATATTGGCGAAGATGCTTAGGTGAGTATAATAACTCAGGGCCAGCTACTTGTTGTAGGAATTCGTCAGCAGAGGCTAAACCAGCTGCGACATTGGGGATACCGTCTGGTCCTGGTTTTGAACCTGCTATATATCTTTGCTTACCTATATCCACCAAGGTGTCGAACCAAGATTCCATACCTTTAGCTTTATCTGAAAAGGTATTGAGATAGCGATCCTTCAGAGAAGCTCCGGTCAGTGGATCAGGCGTAGTCATGATGCCTGGGTATAGATTGATCAGGCGTGCGACATCGAGTCTCTCTTGAAACTTCTGCTCTTCTTGTGCTACACCTAACTCAGTATTTCTGTGGGTTGTCGCTTTGTTACGAGCAGCGTTCTTCGCTGAAGCTATTTTGAATAAAGCTTTTTGTTGAACCCTGGGTTCGGCGGAGAGTAAAGCATCATCATGTAGTGTTTGTAATTGGTCACTGAAATCGCCATAACCATCTACCGCATCGCGCTTTGTCTTAGAGCTATAGCCACCAACGAAGTTACCTTTTTCATCGGTAGTTCCGTGCAGAAGCGCGTTAGCTTTCTCAGTGAAAGCTGAGACAAGTGCATCCGCAAAAAAGGTACTCTCACGTTCTTGGTAGTTGAATGCGGCTTCTGCCGTTACACCTAAGAAATGCTGGATACCTTTCGAGGTTTGATTCTCCACTGCTTGTGGGATATTAGAAGGGGTGTATCGAATCTGACCAGCACCAGAGGCGATACTCGCAGCAGCAACATTTGCACCGCCACCTGGTGAAATCAGATCGGCTTGTAAGCCACCGGAAGAACCGACGGATTTAGCTTTGTTCGTTGCTAAGGTATAATCAGCCATTCTAGAGTCCCCTTGTTAAGAGATTGGTTCCGGTCTGCGGACCGGATTGACCAAGATAAACTTGCTGACCAAAACCAGTCGAGTAATTGTTAGTAGCTAAAGTACTGCCGGCACCACCGGGCGCTGGGAGTTTCGGTATCTTCGCAGCATAGGAAGCTGCCGCACCTGTGGCTGCTGCTGTGAATAAACCCTTGATCATATTTTGCGTTTGTGTTTGATCGAACTGATATTCCGCTTGAGTGATGTTGTTTCCACCAGCCATGAAAGCTTGCTTAGACGAATACATATTGGCATCGGCTTGAATGACGGCACTAGCATAAGCACCAGTAGCTTGAAGGTTAGCGTTGTAGGTTGCATTATAAGCAGCCATTTCACCTTCCCACATTGTCTGTTGAATCGCTACTTCACCTTGCCACTGACCTTGGGCTATTTGATTACTGATGTTAGCTGCACTACGATCTGCCCCAAATTCTGCGATCGTAACATCAAGAGCCTCCATCGTCATTTGATCGATCACTAGAATAGCATTAGAACCTTCACCCATCACTGTGCCGGAACCGGCTTGATCTGCGAGCATCGTTCCCCGCTCTCGTGAACGGAACATCTCGATTTGTCGTATGTCTAGATCAAGGTCGTTCCAGACTCTAGTCATTTCTTCTTCTAATAACTGAGTATTATAATCAGTCGTTAGACCAATTATGTTTGCATTATATTTGGCTGCAGCTAAGATACTAGCTGACTGAGCAGCACCAGCCGCTCGAGCTAGACTGGCGTTAAGACCAGCGATCATTAAGCTACTCTGAATATTGTACATGTCAGTGCCACGTTGCATCTGACGATTGTACTCTGCCCAAGCTGCCGCGTTGTCGTGTTGCGCTGCCGCTGAATTACCTGAGATTAAACCACCGATGCCGCCAATTACGCCACCGACCACCATGCCCGGTAAACCGAAGATGGTACCCATTTGAGCACCTGCGACGGCACCTCCGGCAGCACCTGCGATTCCGCCTTGTACTCCTGCTGTTGACATTATCCAAATACCTCAATGTTGTCGGTTACCGCTCTTACTGTGAGAGGCAATGGTTGTTTTTGTCGAATGAAGTAAAAGGAATCTCTATCGAATCCCTCAGGAAAGTTGAAATGATAGTTTCCGGTATATAAAGGCACGGCTTGATCTGTGTCATTTCCAGGCTTTCTTATAGGCACATACTCCTCTTGCTCCTCATCTTCTTTTGACCACCTACCCATCCAAATGCCACCGGAATTGTAGAGGTCCACATCAAGTGATATGATTTGTTGCATTCTGCCTTCAGCTGTACCTGTATCATCGCCTTGCGAACTAGGTACTTCTCCAAGGGTAGGCCAAACTTCAGAGATAAAGTTGAGCCCTATAATAGCGTAGTCAAAATCGTCAATTCCCTCAATAGTTACAGCCCCTTCAAAAACAACTTGATCAGGGTAAACCGCGCCATCTATAAGGATCGCTACAGTCATACCTTCTAAGTGGTGTAACTTTTGAAACTTGACTGAAGCCGGAGAAGGAGCAGAAGCTATTAAGAAAGAAGGCTGAGGGACATCTTTGTTATTTGAATAGTGGACATGACTGTCTAAGAAATGACCATCTATACTTTCGTCACTGACGAACTGATCTGCTAGCCTCTCCACGTAGATGTGTTTAACTCCCTTAACAAACCTTTCAACAGCGAACCATACTTCGTCTTCTCTACTAACTCCAGGGATACTTGTAAGAGCTCTGAACTTACCCTCAGTATTATGAACGTGCCAGCCTATAACTTCATGTTGTCTTTGATACGTTGTACCTAGGAGAGTGCCGTCAGTTCGCACACTCCAAATAATAGAGTCGGGAACTTGTTGATAGGTCCAATCAAGGATCGGGTAATCATCAGTTACGTGCTTCGACAGAATCGCCATGTCTGAAGTCTTATAGGAATCTGAATTAAAGTCGTAGACAAACTCATTGATAGATCGACCATAGAGCTCTACGAATAAGCTTGTAATGCCTATCATTAATGGCTTGTTCTTTTCTGAACCTAAGTTAGTCTGTCGCTGAGCCAAGATATTAGAAGGAGTCAAAGAGGTTCTAGTTCCACCTACCACGGTCCACTCACTTCCGATGGTGCCGATATTGAATGCTTTGCCTGACTGAATCCAAGCAATCTTATTTTGGAACCCGGAATCCAGAGTGAAGATGATAGCATCAGCATCACTAGTTTGACCGACCTCGTTAGCTGAGTGTGCTCCGAAGTTATTGAATTCTCCAGCAGCAGTTAACCAGCAAGTATTACGATGGAACAGATTACCGCCAAAACCTAATCGTTGTTGGTGGAAGGAAATTGTTTCTGGGAATCCTTTTTCAGGAGACCAGTAAGGTGTGTCGCTTGAGTCTTTAGGATACTCAGCTTCGAGGAACCATTCAGCACCTGTCCACTCGTTCTGGCTTACACGACTAATAACGTATGGAGGGATATTCGCTTGAGCTATAAGCATCTGATCGTTAGATTGAGCCCAATCAAATCTGTTATTGTCCCAACCTTCTGGAAGGTCGAGACCTACGATCAAGCCATCTTGCAGAACACCTGTTACAAGATGAGCAGTATCAGCATGGTCGTATTCATGAGTGTTGAAAGCATAAAAGATAGAGTCAGGTCCTTCGTTCTGTGACAGATACACTTCTTCTGGTTGTTTTAACAGGATCTTTTCGCCGGTAGCAGTTACCTCTAATTGAATACTTATATCGGCAAGTGGATGGTCACCTATTCCTGGGACTGAGCCATCGCGATACCCAGCAGAGGAACCACCGCTATAATTCCAAGTATCCCAAACTACCAGAGTATCTGTCCTCAGCATTTGCTGATCCTGGACAAAGACTAACTTTGGCTCGTTCGCCATAGTAGAGTAGAAAATCATTGTATAGGATTGAAACTGATTGAACACAAAAGGAACATAGCGAACCTTAGCTTCTGGATTGAAATCAGCCAGAGTGTTCAAATCGAATACAAACTCTGTACCAGGTCTGCGAGTGGCAGGCCCTTGTGTGGTACAGAGCATGTTTCTTAATTTATGGCATCCATTGGCGTAGCGCTTGAAATCAAGGCGAGCAGCCATAAGGGGAGATAACTCCCCTGCAGAGAACGAATGCTTTAATCTATGGACGCCCATTTGTTTCTCCGAGGAACCCAGCTAACTCAGGATTGACAAAAGTGTCATTATTCGGGTCCTCGTCAGCATACCTATAGTTGTTACCTTGGTTAGCATCAACTTGCCAAGCTTCGTTTTGCTCGACCTTGAATTGCTCGTACAGAACTCCAGAAAGCTTTTTATCTTGCGAAAGAGGCGGAGCCAAACGAACAGCCATACCTAATGCTAAGACATTTGCAAACTGAATTGTTATCTGAGCTGAAGCGACTTCATTGCTTGTATAATAAAGTCCTACATTTTCTGAACGTGCTGCGTAGAGGTACTTACCGAAAACCTCCCATTTGTCTCGGCTGCCATAAGGCCAGAGCGTCCTAGCGAGCGAAAGATCGCCAGGAAGCCCAAAGGCATAAAGACCAGGAGGTACTTCATCAGCGGGAAGGTTGACTCTCTGAAGCATCTTGAATCGACGAGCGAAAGCCCAGTCAAAATGAGCTAACATATAATCCCGGGTGAAATCGTAAAAACGCTTACACATTCTCGCCCGTTTATTGTCGTCGTCAAAGCTAACTATAGAGTTCTCCCCTATAGTTGCTAAGGCTACGTTGCTTACTTCTACTTCAGTATAAGCCATGAGTTACTCCTGAGGCAGCGGCTTCTCTAGCACGGTAGGATTGATCGCCCGGTATTTGGCATCAAGTATCTGAGCAATTATGTCAGACTTCTTGTCACCATCTTCCCGAGTTAGTTCAACCCCATAAGCTTCGCCAATCGCTTTCTTAGCGTCAGCAAACTTCCATTTAGCGTTTTTGAGTTCTTGCTCAGACGCTTTTAAAAAATCGATTTGGTATTCAACTACAGGGTCTTCCAAGCAGCGAAACCGTTGACCGGGATCATCCGGGACATCCACGACAGCGCCTCTCTTAACCAGAGTTGTTTTCTCATAGACCTTAATCTGGCAGGTCTGCAGGCAAACATATTTCATGTGTAATGCCCCAGGACAATACCTGCTGTCCAAACGCCGCCAATAGTGAAACCAGTGATACTCATGCGAACCATACGGGAGACAGCAGAGCTGAGACCGAAGGTTACGCCTTTGTTGTTGATAGCATTCGGGCCAATCTGGACAGTCATTTCTGGTCCCCAGATAACTCCGTCAACTGAACTCTCAACTACAACAGTGTAGAGGTTGCCGCCGTCAGGAACTAAGCCGGAGCCTGTCCAGTGTACCAGTAACGGATTACCGGGACCAGGGTTCTTATCCTCATTCGTGGCAGCGCCGAAATAGTTTAAATCAATTACACCGACATGATCAAAAGCATCTTTGTCGGCGAACATTACTTCTTTATCAAAAATCATGTCGTACTCCTAAATTAGGTGGGGGAGTGTTACCTCCCCCGATTGGTTAAACGTTGGTTTGATTGCCTTCCAGAACAATGTTCACTGCGCCATCGGCGAAGGTAAACATCACCCAGGTAAGGGTTGTTGATGGAAGTCGAAACTCCACCAAATCTTCACCACCGCAGACTACGGTTGTCAGAGGATCAGCAGCAGCGTTAGTTGCACCATGAGTCACAACCACATCAGCAGTAACGCCAGTGGCGATACATACGATAGGCTCACCGGGACCGCCTTTGTAGACGGAACCAGCACGCTCAGGCTTAACACTACCTAACTGAATAGCAACAGCAGATACTACTTCTAGTTCTTTGTCAAGAATCATGATAGTCTCCTATACTACTTGTGCTTCAGTTTCGAGGATCGCATCGCATTCACGAATTGGACGACGGCGGAAGGAAAGCACCTCTTCCCCGAACACCTCAGTAAGACCCAGAGCAGCGTTATGCTTTTCCAGCTGTGCGAAATCAAGCATCGCGGATACCGCAGCACCACAATAGAATGTTCCACGGTTACGACCACCTTGTGGGATAGCCTTCATCGCCTTGATCATTGCCTTGAATACCAGAACTTGATAGTCCAGGTCTTCCAGCTTGAGCAGGTTGATGTTACAAACACGACTGATGTATCTCCAATCACGAACACACATACCCATCTTCCACTGGTAGTGAGAGCGGAAGCCTTCAAAGCGACCACCGTCGTTATCAGTCAGCGTGATACGACCCAGGTCTTCAGTCAGCAAGCCGGCTTGTGAACCTTTAGGGAAGATACCGTGTGCAGTAGACTCACCCCAAACGATGTACCAGATTGAAGTCAGATCAGTGAACACACCATCGTTAAGATCGACGATGTTAGGCAGGTGAGCTGAAGGAGTTACCGCATCAGGCTTATCGGCCAGAGTCAGATCATCATACCGTGGAGCCAGACCCAGGAATTGCTCAGGGTTAGTAACAGTATCACCGTAGAAAATGGTCTCAGCCATTTCATTGGACATGCCTTCGATATGTGGCACATCTTCTGACATACGGAATTCAGCAGTGTTACCATTCAGCATAGCCAGGTCTTTGTCAACCTCACTATAAGCTTCCATCATACCAATGGTATCGTCGACTTGCGCAGTCTCAGATTTGGTAGGACGAACACCATAGTTCAATTTGCGCCAAGTAGGCTCAGGGATATCAGAGCGAACCGTGGTGCGGTGACCGGTAGGTAAGTTGCCTTCGATGAGCGGAATATCCGAGATAATCGGATTAGTCTGCTCCAGCAGTTCGGCGATTTTTGCAATAGAACCGTCAGGGTCCATTCGCTTAGTCACATTGACTAGATTTGGGAGTTCGCCACCCATATATGGAGTATAAGCCATTATTTTTTCCTGTAAAGATTAATTAGCGCTCGGGTGATTCTCCCCGAACATAGCTGAGGCTGCAGTTGAAGTTCCTTTCGGAGTATTGACTGAGCCTTTCAAGAAACCTCCCTCTTGCATGGACTGACCAATTTTGAGGAAGAAGTTGAGCACAGCAGGATGATTACCATATCCGGATTCGTTTAGCATTTCTGTTAACTTTCCTTCAGGATCATTCTGTGATAGTGCTCGGGTTACCAATGATAAATTCGATGTCTTGACTTTACCCCAGGATTCGACTAGCTTTTCCCCTTCGGCTTTCATGACGGCTTGTCTTTCGACTTCAGCGCCTTGAGTATAGCCTGCGAAGGTTTCAAGCGTCTTATCTAACTGAGCTTGTGTCATATCGTTATCAAAAGCAAATTGTGCCACGTTAGTAGGCACACCTTCAGGCAAGACAAAATCGGCTACTGCTGGAACTACTCGGGCTTCCGGGGCTTCCGGATCGGCTGTAGGTTCTGCAGGAGGGGCGGCGGCGTCTGGCTCTGCGGTTTTTGGTTCAGCGGGCGGAGTAGGCTCCACAGCTGGTTTAGGGTCCGCGGGTGGATCAGTTGGTGTGACCTCTGGCTCTGGTGTCTTAGCGACTTTAGGCTCAGCAGGCGCAGGATCAACCGGCGGGGTAGGGTCAGCAGCGGGAGCTACTGGATCAGCGACCTTCTTGGTAGGGTCAGCTGAAGGTGTTTTAGTAGGATTAGGCATTTTCGATGTTCTCTAACATTAAGTTTGGATAAATAGCAGGATCAGCATCATTTAACATACTAATGATATCTAATCCTACATTACGTTTGCCGGCTTCAAAATCGCCCGGCATTGAAGAGTACATTTCACAGAATGAAAGCACTGTCCAAATAGCATCACGACCGTGTTTCAACTTCATGAGTTCTCGCACGTTCGCATTAACAATAGCTACTTCTTTTTCTTCTTTTGTACTCATGGCACTAAGGTAAGACCAGCTTCTTGATTCGTTTGTTGTGTCTCTGCATGAATCTGACCAGTTTCAGCCAGAGTCTTTTGCGTAGCCGCATCAGTGTTCTGAGCACCGGCACCAGCTTGTGCAGTTTCTGCAGCTTGTTGTTGCTGAGCTTGTTGTTGAGCGGCGGCCTGGGCTTCTGCTCGTTTCTTACGAATTTCATCCACTGCGTCTTGAGTACGAAGGACACCGTAATCGACACCTTCAATCTCTGCACGATTCCGAGCAGCTTCGTCTATGTCAACATTATCCATAACCTCTGGATTGAACTGAGCTACCTGAGCAGCGAATCCCATGAATGCGTCTACACCTTGACCTTTGACTTGATTCTGAGCGGTAGCCATAGGCGACACCAACACAATCTCAATGTCCTTAATCATTTCTTCAAACTCAGGCGCTAGAGGCGGGAATAAACCTTTGCGATGCATGATATTGAAGCATCGACGAATCATTGGTTGGAACAATTCGGAGTTCAGACGCTGAGTCACAGGACCGAGTCGGAATAGCTCCTCTTGTTTCATCGCATTGACCTGACCAGTCCTTAATGGGCTGGCATTAGGGTCACGACTTGCCGTGATAAACACGTCATTGTAGAAATTCTTTTGAATGCGCTGTTCAACTCTTTCAACAGCTGCACTAACACCCTGATAATCGAATCGAACTTGATATACTTCGTTAACAGTCTCAGCCGGATTGCTATAGTAGTTGAAACCACCCGGGAGTGTATTGACTTTGCCCTTCATTTTAGAAGGAGCATTGAGAGGAGGATTGATACTCTTGTGAGTAGCCATTAAGAAGGCCTTCTCCATCTCTTGCAAACGCTTTACATCAGGGATCGCACGAGACCCAGGGCCAATGCCATAGGTATCTGCACCGATAGTACCCCATCGAGCAGTCGGGTAGGGGTGCTCAAAGAACCCGTCAACCTGAAGTGCAGACTCGCTTATCTTAATCGCATCTTTACTATGAGAGGTAATCTCATACATCACACGAATAAACTGTTTATCTTCGTATTCGTCCTTAGCGACGAACTCTATAACTGTCATGTCTGTTTTATCGACACCAGCTTGGTTACCTTCCACTTCTTTCTTTGTCTCTTTACTGACCGTGTTAGGAAAGCGCTCGACTAACTGACGTTTGGACAAGAAAATAGTACGACAGTAAATGTCAGGGAGGCCATCGGGCCCAGTAGTGAATGCATACTCTCCAAAGGTGAGCAATTCAAATCGAAAAGGAATACTATCGTCGTAGGTATCGCCACCAACATAGATAGAGCCTGTACCAAACCCAGCATACTCAATATAGAAACTATTGATGATACTGTAGAAGTTACTAGCGTGTAAACCTGCATGCAAGATGTTGGTAGCTTGTTGCAACCATGCAACTATTTGCTCCATCTGCATCAGACGTTCGTAAGGCCACTTAGTCCTAAACCAAGGCATCGCCGGCGAAGTCAAGCGTCCGTGGATACCAGCAGTCAGAATATAGAGTGCATCCTCTGCAATCGTGTTGATAACCTTGTTAGTGGTTAGCTTACGCTTGCGAGGCTTGGTATAAGTCTGAAAAATACCACGGCCCGGGAGAATGAACTCACTTACAGCCCGGGCTTCTTGCTCCCATTCAGAACGCTCATTACGAAGTTCCTGGTAGATACCAGAAACTTTCTCAAAAGAGTATCTCTCAGGTAAAGTGGCTATAGTAGGCATTATTCAGCGATGATTGATTTATTAGCTTCAGACTCTTCATCTAACAGAGGCGAAGTTAAGATAGTACTAGAACGACCACGTCGTCGAGACTGATCAATGTTGAAGTCAGCTCGCATCTTATTTGCAAGTTCTTTAGTTCGTTCACCCCAGTCCTGTACTCGCTCACGTTCCACTTCAGGTGGTAACGGTACCTCAGGCATTGGCGGAGGATTGAATGCACCGGCAGACATCATTTGTTGCATCATCTGCATCATCATAGCAGAGTTATCAGGAGGACCTGTAACTTCAGGAGGAGCTGGACCACTTTTGCCACCCATCTTAGCCACCTCCCA